CCTTCCCAAATTGTTCCTAATTTTGTCTTAGCATCATTAAATGCCTCTACAGCTTTTGCTTGGCTAGCTGAAATAGAAACACCTAACTTACGGAATTCACTAGTTACAGATCCTAAATCTTTAGATAAAGTATTAACAAGCGCCACACCTTCTGAGTCGAATAGCCTCATTGCTAGTCTTACTCGATCTCCCTGATTGCCGATTCTTTTGAATGCAGTAGCAATCTTTGAAAATTGCCTGTCTGGACTAAGCCTAGCTAAGCTTTCAGCATCTAAATTTAATTCTTTTAATGCCCCTACGGCTTCCCCAGATCCTTGTGCTGCCTCAGAAACACGTCTAACCATCCTCTGTAATGCCATATTAAACGTTTCTACAGATACTCCAGAAAGTTTTGCGGCATAGTGTAGTTCTTGTAAATTTTCTACTCCTACGCCTAATTTTGCAGAAGTTTTAGCAAGTATATCTATTTGATTGGCTGTTTCTTTCAACATAGAGTTTACTTTGAAAGCAGCTGCGGTAATTCCTGCTGTTAGCCCTGCTCCGACAATAGCAAGTTTTTTCGCTGCTCTATTCGCAAAATTTTCTATGCTTGTATACGAAGTCTTCAATGTTGTTTTAAGCTTCGTATTCTTTGCTTTTATTTCTACTAATAAATTAGCTATTGTTGCCATTATATACCGCCAAGTAATTGTTTAAATAATTTAGCTTTTTCTTCATTTGACATTTGTTGTTGTTGCCTTAATTCTATTTCTTCAGAATACTCTTTCCGCCATTCTTCGTCATTAGTTAAGTCATAGGCCATCCACTCGCTTATCGTTTTACTACTTAATGTTAAAATTTCACTTATATGTTTCCCTAATCGTTCAGCTAAACTAAAGCAGTAGCGTTTGAACGGATGGCTCATCATTTTTTTGCCAATTGTTCTATTTCTTTTTCGCCCAATCGGTTTAATTTTTGAGCCTCTTCGAATATCTTATCAAGAGCCGCACAAGACTTTTTACCTAATTTATGAACATCTTCTTCCGTAAATAGTAAGCTTCCTTTTTCATCTACCAAGCAAGCGGCAACTAATTTAGCTCGTATATTAGCTGTATTCATTCCGCCGTTTTTGCCGATAACCGATGCCTCAAATCTATCTCTAGCAAAACCAGACATAGTCGAAATAATTACCTCTCCGCCCCATTCCGGTATTTCTATAGTTTTAGTTTCAACATCTTTCGCTTTTAAAATATCATTTTTATCAAGTATAGCCATTTCTCACCTCACCATTTATTAATCGGACATTTAGCCTTATCGTATGTTATTTTGTGCTTAAGATTACAGCCGCATTTTCCGCATAAAACTATCTTATGATTCACTTTATGCGGACAAGCAGCACATATCTGCGCACGTTTTCGTCTTGTGTCCTTATCTGCTACCATAACTATGGAGTAGAATCAGACCAAGTAACAGAACCAGTAATCTTAAGATTAGCTGTTCCTCTAACAACGTCATCAACGCCGCCTTCTGTACTAACGCTTTTAACGTAAGCACTAAATGTCGCCCTATTCAAAGTCACATCATCTGGTAATGTTAACACACAAGTAGATGATGTTTGAGCTGCTTTTTGCGTAAGCAATTCAGCTTGTCCAGCATCATTAGGATCTCTAATCATTTCTATTGAGAAATTACCAAAGTCCTGTAGCCCTTGTCGGTATTCTTTCGCTGTACTGTCTAAAGTTGTTATATCGATATCTGAGGCTTCTCCATCCATACCAGAAAAAGATATAATTCCTCCAACAGTTTGCGAATTTATTGTAAAAGTCGCGCCTTGCGCATCAATTGCTGCCATCTATAAGTCTCCTCAGTTGTTATAGCATCTAAAATTGATTTCAATACTCGCCTTGCACCATGCTTCCATTATTTCCACAGGTGAAATTCGAGAAATTTCTTTTATATAAACTGTAGTTCCTCCGCTTGTTAGCGTAGTATCTAGTTTAAAATGATCGTATAATGCATCCAGCATTTCTAGAATATCTTTATTACCGTTCTCTAGTGGGTAAAAAGCATCTATTTGATAAATTCCATTATTCATTTGTTCGTCATTGCCTAATTGCATAAGACTAGCTGGCCCTATTAATAATGTAGGACGTAAATAAGGGGTACCTACTGTTGGGGTATACGTCGTATTTTCCCAAGCGATACTGACAGTAGTCACAAATGTGTCTAGGTAAGAATCTAATGCAATCTGTATATTTTTAAAATAACTCATACTTTATTTATCCTTGCAATTCGATCAATTGCCGGTTTAAAATCTGTTAAAGTAGTTTTTACCATTCCAAAAGGTCTTCTGTTAATGCCACCATCTTCAATGATTGTGGCGTATGGTAAATTATTAGAAAACCATATAGACTTGTGGTCAGTAGTAAATTTTCCTAATTTACTAGTCTCAAATGAAATTGTTTGTGCGCCGGCAGGATCTACTCTTGCTATTTCATTTAAAAGCGGCGTATTTATATTAATTTGCCAGTTTCCTCGCAATCTTCCACTATCTACAGGGGTTCTCCTAATTATTTCTCCAAATAATTCTGTTGCTACAGACCTAAGTGTTTTATCAATAGCTTTATTTATTTTTTCTTCTGCGTTTTTAAATTCTTTATTAAATTTATTTGTCATTATTTTCTAATTTGTAGCTCATATAAAACATTTACTGCGTTAACAACATACCGGTATATATTAATTATTCTAAAAGTTCCACTAGCCAAAGTGACCGTGTCACCAGGAACAGGAGTTGTTGAGATTGCATTTACATATAATCTAGAATCCGATCTTTGAATTATCTCACCGTCTATCTCCCTGGCTTGATAATCCTCGGGCACGCCATACCCAGTATAGGTAGTCGTAGTTGCTGCTCCAGTAGTGCCTGTGGCTGAATTATAAGCTCCCTCAGACGTTCTAGTGAGAGTTATGGCCTCACCATACTCTGTTATTAGAGAAAGCACTGTAGCGGCTAAATTATCGCTGTGAATGGTCATTTTAACCTCTATCTACAATAAAAGAAATCCCACCAGTACCAGAGTTTTTCAATAGCTTTTTAAGTTTGTTGTTTATTTTACGTACAATCGTAGTGGCCTGTCCTTGAGCATATTCTACAGATATTGGACCAACAGTTTCTTTCATTTTTACTCTAGCTATATTTTCTAATGGATCTTGATCATCATCTATAGCAATAGCTACTTCACATTGAGAGTCTTTAAGTAATTGAGGAATCTCGTCTGTATCGACCCACCAGCCATCAAGCATAACCTGATATCTAGGCCACTGTAGAGGCTGATCTTTATCTATTGTGATTCCCTTAAATTCAAGACTTTCTAAATAGTCCATAGCTTTAATCAACAGCTCTTCAGGATCGCCCGTGAGGGATGTCCCACGGGCTATCGCATACGCTGTTAATTCTGCTTCTGTAACGTAGCTATTAGCTCCTGTTACAATTGAACCGTCTTCAACAGTAATCGTCATTACACTTCTCCGACTATAATTATGTCGTATTCAGCCGAATCACCACTATCTGTATTAGTAATTTCTAATACGTCGGCGGTCGTATTCGTTACTGCAAATCCATCTGCTTGTGGATTAGTAATCATAAACATGCCTCCTGGCGGAACTAAAATCTCATCACTCGTATCAGCAAAAATCGTACTAATTGGAGCGCCTGCGTCGCCTCCTACAGAAAGATTATCTCCGTTAGATGAAGATGCTTTTATGATTATTGCTTTTATGCTTGTGAAATTTAACGTCGTGCCAAATGCGTCTGTAAGACTGCCGTACAAATCTAAATCGTCTGAACTACTTGAAGATATTGTTCTAGTATCTGCCCATACTTCATTAGCTTGATTTGCCCCAGTACCGCTGGTGAACGCATTTGAATACGTTTCACTAATAGAATGGCGGCCCGTACCAATGTCCAGGCCTGAATCTAGAAGCGCATTTATAACGATACTTAAAGTACCTGTAAACGTCGCCATTTATTTACTCCTTACGCCATAAAGCGCCAATTAAGAATTACTGTACCAGCGATTGCTGCAGCAGCATCTCCACTAGCGGCCCAGGTATCCGCTACATTAAAATGTACGGTATGATCACCAGCTGCTGCAATGACTAAAACTTGATCAGCAATAGTTTCTACAGTAGCAGTACCGTTACAGTCAGCAGCTGTCTGTCCGGTAATGATGTTCTCAAATGCTGCAGTACCGCCAAGGACAGAAACTTCACCAGTAGCAATAGTTGTTCCTATACCAACGTCTGGAGTATCGTCGTTAATATTACCCTCACTTTGGGTAATTGCCATGCTCATATAAGCATTTTCAACAATGATTTCTCCTGCTGGAAAGGTATAAAGTAATTTGCCCTCTGCTTCCGCTGCTCCACCAGTAATGGCCGGTAATGTAGTATCTACTGTAAGAACTGTTGTATGTAAATACTCCGTTCCTCTTTCAACTGCAGTTGTTCCAGTATTTGCAGTTCCAGCATTATCAGTTACTACTAAAGTTGTGTCTGTCAAGGTGCCGTCTGTAATTGTAGGAGTTGCTATGGTGCAATCAGTAATTGTAACGTCGTTTATTGCTCCACCATCAATATCAACTGCATCTTGGTCTACA